CCTCCTTGTATAATTTTTAAAACAAGAGAACATGGTCCACCGGGATTGGTAAATGTTAAAGTAACTCCACCACTAGCCCCAGACAAATCCAATTTTTGTTTATTTCCATTTGTCCAATCTATTATTTGTGTAGTTCCGCTGGGACTATTATCGACCTCAGAATTAAAGTATATATCTTCTAAAAATCCATTTTCTAACTTTGTATTTAATTCAGTATTAATTTTATTTGCTGACCATAATTCTGTAGCTCCAGTTCCACTATCGTTAATATTCACAGAAATTGTTATAAAATCTCCACCATCAACATAATTAATTGTTCCATTAACTCTTAAAATTCCATCATTAGAATTAGCTCCTAAATAATCAGCAATTGCATCTCCATCAACTCCTAATTTTTCATCAGTATCCGTTAAAACATAAAATTCCAAGGCAGTTTCGCCAGTATTGACTCTTACTCCTTTTCCTGCCTGCCCACTATATGAAGATGGTGTATCTTGTAAGCCATAAAATCTTCTTGATATAGCAATTAAACGACCATTTAATGATTCTGATAACAAAGGCTGTATATTTCCTAAATCTCTATCGGTATAAGTAGGAATTGTTAATACAACCGCATCTCCATGATTAATATCGTTACCACTAATTATTTTTTTTATGTATGTAGAAGCCATTATTTTTTAAATCTTTCTTTTTTGACTAACCAAAAATAGATGAAGAAGACGATGAACCAGATGCATATGGTCCAACAATACCACGTCCAACAGAGTAATCTCCAGCCAAATATGATATTTTAGCCCTCTCATAATCATCACACGCTTTATTTGCTATCTCTTTTTTATGGTCTACTCTACCCCTCACATCTATTATAGATGGACCATCTTTAACAGAAACAGCTTTTACAGAATCAGTAATATATTCACCATTTTGAATTAAACATGCAGTCTTTAAACATACAAGAGCAACAAAATCTAAATCATTATTATCAGTTGGGTCATCAGTAATACTTATCGTATCTACATCAATAGTATAAGCATATCCAAAATCAACTTCTCTTATAACCATATATGCAGATATAACAATAAGTTCTTCTATCCTATCGTTACCATAAGTATACACAGGCCCTAAATCATTAATAAGACCTCTTATAATTGTAACCATTTCTGATTGCCAACTCATATTTATTAACCTTTATCTATCACGAATTTTAAGCAAGCCATCTCCTTCAAGAGTAGAACTTGCACTAGTTACTACTATAACCTCAATCCTATATATTTTTCCATCTATCCCATCACTAACAATAAAAGTAACAGACTTGCCATCACTAGATATAGCTTGACTTGCTATCGTTAAATCTGATAAACTATCAGAACCTTCAATAGAACTTGTGATACTACTAATAGTACTAATAGTTTCTGAAGTATCTAGCAAATTATCAAAATCCATAGTAAAAGTACGAACCTCACTAGGTTGTTTTTTTAATGCCTGTGGCGCTGTTACTGAAGCCATTTATTTTTCCTTATTAAATCGTTGAACCGCTCGGTCGTAAAGTATAAGTTGATTTAGCAGGAGATGTCCCAGCAGGTATTTGAATATGTAACCAAATTCCAATTTCTGTACTAGGGTCTAAATCTATTGTTCCAGCATCAGTCTCATCTTCTAAAGTCTTACTAGATGAATCAAATCCACTACTACCAATTTCTTCAGCAACAGGAGCAGTAACCCTATCAGTTGAAGTACCACTATCTGAAACGGCATCTTCTAAAGCAAAATCAACATATGTTGTTGGGTCTGCTTGTTCAGCAAATGTTGCATTTAATAAAGCAAATGTTACATTATTATTTTTAACAAAAACTTTTTCATAGAAATCACGAGTTGAACCACCAACAACATCACTACTAATATTATAAAATGGCTTACGAATAGTTGTTACACCACTTTCAATATCAACTATATCATTACTATTGTCATCACTTACAGTTACAGTTCCAGAAGCAGAACTAGCTAACACAATTTTCATAATACGTTCAAAAACTTGTGTCCCATTAACAGGAGTTGTTCCAGTTAAAGCTTTTGTCTCGCTTACAATTGAACCACTCGCTTCCCTACCAGTAACAGTAATATTCATTGTATCTCCAGCATTATCTGATACATACACAAGAGCACCAGAACCTCCAGAAGCAGTTGGGTCATTAACAAGAGTAGCATCATCAAATATATAACGAACTGTAGTATCTATTGCTCCCCCTTGAGTACCACTATTACTTTCTGCAATATTAGCTGCACCATATATAATTATATCACTTGCAGTTACACTCATTATCTAGTCTCCAATTCAAAATTCTTATTTCTACTTTCTAAAGTAAAAATAGAAGAAGAATCATCCAAAACTTGTTGAACTATTCTTTCTTCTAAATCTATATTTTTATCTCTCTGTTCTAATACCCAATCCACATCCTTTTTATAAAGTGACCAAATTTTTCCTCTCTCATTTAATATCCAAGTTAAACTCTGTTCACTTAAATCAAATTCTTTACATTGTATTGGTAAAATAAAAGTATTTAATAAAGAATCTAAAGTCCAAATATTACTTCTTTTAGACAATATCCATACTTGTCCTCTGGTATTAAGAACCCAAATAATATTTGAAGGCTCTGTACTTGCAACACCACCATAAGAAATAAGAATAATATCATCTAATTGTAAAACATTTTTAAAATCATAAGCAAATAATCTGTCTCTAAAAAACTCTAATAACATCCAATCAACATTAAATTCTCTATCTAAATATACACTATTAGCAAGAGAAAATGATAAAATTCCTAATTTTTGTATAACAGATTTGTATAAAATTGAAAAAATATTGACATTATCAATTTCTGACAAAAAATCAACACATAAAACCCTATCAATATTCTCTATAAAAACACTCCATAATATATTATATTTTTTTTCTACTATTATATCTAAAATTTGAAATATAGAAAATATATTCAAAAAAGACAAATCAGATAAATAAGAAATGTTTAATTGTCTATTTTTAACAATATCTAACCGATTATCTATATTTAAAATCTTATCTAAATATAAATCTAAAAAATAACCAAGGTTCAATTCTATATCTTTATCTATTGCTTGTAACCATCTAGTATTAAATTTAGTATTACTATCTATTTGATTTATCCAATCAATATTTTGTATATCATCATCTATAACATCTAAAAAATAAGACAAAGAAATTTCATTATTTTTTATAACATTTACCAAAGTATTTATATTAAATATATTATTTTTTTGTATATCTAATAAATACCCAACATTAATAAAATCATCAACATATATTTCTTGTAAAAAATCTAAAACACCTACACTATCTGAAATAATTCTATCGGTATTTCCTATATTAAATTGCCTATTTAAAACAATATCTAAAGTATTAGATATATTAACCACTTTATCAGAAACCACATCACTAATTCCCAATTGGTCTTCTATACGAATATCTAATTGGTCGTGATACCAATCATCTAATTGGTCGTTATATAATCCCATTAACTATAGTCTCATTTTTCTTTTTTAATCTTTTTTCAATCCATTTTGGTGGTTTTTTCAAATCAGATGGTTTAATATCTAACATTATTTCTTCTTTGCTAAATTCACGATAAAACTTTCCATCTTGTTCATCAAAATGAACACCATTTTTTAGTCTTTGGCCAAATTTATCAACAAGTTGTCTCTCAGTCTTTATTCTCTGTACTTGAATAACTTCTATAATACCATTATTTTCAACATATTCATAAACATTTTCTGATATTTCTACCTCCTCTATAAGTTGTGTTAATTCAAATGCTTCAGAAATATCAATTTCTAATCTTTCTTCTTTTTTTTTCTTTTTGACAATATTATCCTTTTGAATATCATCCCAAGATTTTTCTGAAATAAAATCTCGAACATGAATAAAAGATTTTCCACTTAATACCTCAACCTCGCGAACTACAGCAGACATATCAACATTAACTTCCATACCAAGAACATCACTCTTAGCATAAAAAGACCAAGGATACTGTTCATTATCATCTGGTTCTACTAAAACAAAACCATGACTACTCAGTTGTGTTTCATTACCAGCCTCATCCATAACAAACATTTCAGAACTTGCTGAAACATCTTTAGCATAAAAATAAGATTGATTAGTTGTGCCTGCAGATGGAGCAGTACCATTTTGAATAGCAAGAACTGTATCTGCTGAACTATCAAAAGTTGATGTACCTATACCAACATTTGGTCCTGTTATATTCATAGCCATAATAAAAGAAGCACTATCTGTTGTATAAAAATCAAAAGCAGAAGTTCTTGTTACATCTGCTATATCTATCCATCTCCCTATTAATGTTGAAGCAGTCCTTGATTGAGCATCAGTATTTAATTTTAACTGAAATCTTATTTCATTACTAGTAGATGCAGCTTTATCATTCAAAAAATTAACAACACTTAATTCATCATCTCCAAGAAAATTTGCAAAACCTGCTACCCCAGTTGTAGTTACATTAAAAGAAGCTCCTGAACCCACATTAAAATCAACCCTTCCACCAGCTACAGTATCAATATTTAAATCTGCACCACCATCTATATAAAAATCAGCATAATCATTAACGGCATCAGAGCCAACTATTCTTAGACATTCTGTATCTGAATTAGCATCAATAATCATTCTGCCACCAGTAATTGAATGTATTGCATCATTACCATCCCAATAAATTCCATAATCTTGTGACGAACCAAAAATAATTTGTGCATTATCATTGGATAATTTTAAGTTTGCATTATCCCATTGAGACCAAAGAGCAACTGACGTTGCTCCATCAGATATACCATATAATTCAATTCTAGAACCCCTATTAGAAACATCCCAATTTTCATTTGCCAAAAAATACAAAGAAGCGGCTGTAGTTGTTAAAGAAGTATTATAATAACCACTAGAAAGAAACCCTCCTATATAATCACCAGATTGCATTGCAGATGGAGATGCTTCTGTTCCCCTTCCAAATTGAGTTTTAAATAATGGATATGCAGCAACTCCCCATGTGCGAACTATTATATTTGTCTCACCATCTCTATCAACAACAATACCAATATCTTGGTCTGCTTGTACAGAAATTGTACCATCAAGACTACTAGTACCAACTCCAATTTTTGTACCATCAGTATACACTGAAGAATCTGCCAAACTTCCATTATTATCATATGACAAATATCCAGCAGTTAAATCCGTTAAATCAACATTTACAAATTGTGGACTATTACTAGTAGTTACCCCTTGATGAACATCAGATAAATTATCATGAACTATTTCTCCATCATTTGTAGTAATATTTGTAGCAGAAATACTTAACCCAGTACTAACAGCCAACCATTTTAAAGCTGTCTCTCCATCATCCCAAAACATAATTCTATCTGCATTAGGGTCAACCAAATCTTCTAAACCCAAATGAGATAAAGACAAAGACCTACTTGCAGAAATATCTCCACCACCAGTTAATCCAGAACCAGCAGTTAAAGTAACACTAGTATGGTCAATATGCTCATTTGCAACAAAATCTGCAAAGCTATCATGAGAAAGTAAATAAATCGACGAAGGAGTAGAAATTGTTAAATCATTTAAAGTTGGTGAACTAGCCTGTTTTACACTTTGGTCAAACCAATCATTGAGAGTCGGATTTCCACTAAAAGTTATTATTCTTTCTGAATCTCCAGTCACAAAAATTAAATCACGATTTGTAGTTAAATTAGATGTCGTTTTTAAAGAAAGCACATGAGAACTATCACTATCTAAAATAGCTATACCAGTATTAGGAAATTGCGCATTTGCTTCAAAAAGATTGAGAAGAGTAGAAAATAAATAATATTTAGAAGTACCAGTAGCATGATGAGTAACATCTGATACATCTACTGACATACCTACATCATTAAGAGACATAAGTGTATTTTGACTGTAGTCTTGATATCTAGACATAAACTATTTTCTCTTTATATTTTATATATCTCTATGTAATTATACACCACATCAACCAATTTTTCATCAAAAACCTGCTTGCTATATTAAATTTGCTATCTAAATAAATCCTAGCTTGACCCCCCAATATATGTATCATCTCCAACTCTCAGATTTTTCCAATAATTTCAAATAAGATTTATACTTTCGTTCTAAATATATAGTTGCATCATTATACATCCAATTACAAAATTCTAGGACCTTTTGTTTTTTACCAATATATAGTTGATGAGAACTATCTTCTGGTTTTCTATCTTTGTACCTTTGATAAATTTTAGCAAAAGGAACACAAACGTCTCTCATTCTATAAATAAAATTATAACTTCCAGCAAACATAATATATTGTCCTCTACCAATATATAAAGAACCATCACCATCAAATATTCCTCGAATAAAATGATTCAATAAATTTTCAGAAACAACATTTTTTGTAGGAAACTTAAGAACTAAAGATTTGTTAGGAATACAGCCAAGTTTTATAAGTTTATCGGTAAATTTTTTACGATTTACACAAAGTTCCACCTGAGATTGACATTTTTCATTACAAGCCTTTTTATAATATAATGGGCCGGTATACCCAATTTCCTGTTTAATTCTTTCTAATATTCTTTTATCACGTTCTTGTAATGCAATTCTAAATCTTCCTTTATTATTTACACTTCCATCTGCATAAACTATTCCTAATATATATGCCTTTATTTCATTATTAATTTTATCAAAAAAATCAATATTAATATCATATTTAGTTTTATTTCTAGAAGTATCACATCCATTATCCAATAATAGTTTTCTTACGCTTGGCTGTCCATGTCCAACAATTTTTGCTATTTCACAAGTACTCTTTCCTTGTTTATATAATTCAATAACACAATCTAATTTATCTTTAAGTAAATTTGAATAATCTACACTACATTTTTTAGAAGTATCACACCCCCACTCTTTTATTTTTTTAAGAACACTAGATTTAGACGCTCCAATAATTTGAGCTATCTTATAAGCGCTATTTCCTTCATCAAACAAAATTATAATTTTTTCTTTTTGTCTTTCTAATTTTCCATAACCACCATCTATTTTCCTACAAGATTTAACACCAATCTTACTTAAAAAATACCAAACCGTTCCAGGATTACAGTTATAATCTTTAGCAATATTAGTTGTAGTATCACCACTTCTAATTCTATCAACAATTAATTTCCTATCTCTTTCTAATACATCTTGTATAATCATTGTGAAATCCTTATTAAAAAATTACATAAGAATCTCGCGTTAATACTAACGCGAGAATAAATTCTAAAATCTAGTTAATTTGGGTTTATAAAACCCCTCTAGAATGACCCCGCTATGCACCTACGATTGTCAAGCGCCCCAAACCCAACCTCTAAGTGACCAAACAAACCAGCTCTTCGCTGTCTTGCAAGCATATCATCTTCAGATACTTGCAACTCTTCACGAATTGGCATTACAAAGCAATCATTTTTAGCAAGGTCGAGACCAATCACCAATTCAACATCGCTTGCCTGAAGACCACCATTCAAATCACTTGTGAAAAATGTTTGAAACTTCTGACTAACACCAAGCTCATCAATATCATGAAGATTAACAGAAAAGATTCTATTAATACGACCATCTTCTGCTGTAAAGATTTCTCTACGAGTTGTTTCATCAATTTGGTCAACACCCCAATCACGAATATCTTCCATAGCTTCTGGACTCACATAAAGGTCTGTCAGCATACCACGATTAGTACTCGTTGAATTACCACCACCGTTTCGACGCATAACGGTCTTCATCAAACTAACAAGCCGTTTAGTAAACTGACCAGCATTAGCTGCATTATCATAAACCATAATATTACGGTCAACAGCAGCAGAAAGAATAGTACTCCAAGCATCAGAATTAAGCTTTTCAACAAAACCAGCTTCAAATACTTGAGTCGCTCTATCAACTAAATCCCATCGTGCGTCACGAGCATGACGAAGTAACCAATCAATACTATTTGAAATTTCATAAGTTGGAACCATCACAAAATCAGCTTCTACTGTCCGTTCTGGAATTCTACCATGTCCAGGTGTAGTATAAGCCACGTGGTCCTTTTCAGTACCAGGAGCAAGCAAATCCAATGGCCACTCAGGAATAGCACCACGCTCTAAAGTTATTCTTTCAAAAATATCACTATAAATATCACCACTCATAATACCTTGTCGCAATGGTAACGTAAGAGCAACAGCTAACTGCGCAGTTGCATCCAAGCTTTCAACTCGTCTACGCGAACCAGATTTGCGAAGCAAATCAATCATCTCTGATGTAGGATTCATATTTTTTTCTCCTTCTATTTTATTTAGAATTTTCTCCGTGTTTAATTATAAAACACATAATTACATAGGTAACTTAACATAAACTTTAGCATAACTATCTTCATCTTTTGAAGACATCCATTCACCGACCTGAACATTAACACCACCAGCCGCACTATTACTAAGTAGACCAGATTGAGCAACATATGCAAGTTCACCGACAGCAGGAGCAGTACCAGTTCCCGCAAACATATTTGTTACAACCCAACCATCCCTAAGAATAGTTACCTTATTACCTTTTTGAACCTCATTTTTATAAAAGTTCAAATGTGTTTGAGTAAGGTCTTTATCAACAACATCATTTAATAGAATACCAACTGGACGATTAGTTCCAGTAGCAGTACCTTTATACTCAACTTCCGCTTCCGATTGGTCAAGAGCTGCACCAGAACCAACTGTCTTATAGCAAACTACTCCGCCACGATTACCAGTCTGGTCCATAAAATAACTGATGTCTGTAATGACCTCGTGTCTATCACCTTTTAAAGCCATTTTTAACCTCCAAAATATCTAAAGTCTTATTTACTTATCTTCTTTTTTTGTACCCAATAACTCTTCAAAATGCGTTGCTATACTAGATATCAACTCATTTTCATTTTCATCACTATCACTTGCTAAGGTCGAATTATCTTCATCCTCTTCAGAATTATTTAAATCACCAGCATCAGCATTATCTTCACCATCTTCATCTTCATTTTCAAGCGCACCATTATTATCCTCACCCCCAACATTACCTTCACCATTATCTTCTGACTGACCACTAGCTTCTACAATTTCAACCTGCATCGCAACAATACCTTCAAACTTTTCATCATCTAAATCAAAATACTTTTCAACAATCTCTTCTGCCTTAGTCTTATCAACATTTTTATCAACCAAGGTGCTAACACGAGATACCTTTTTAGCTTTCGCCTTCATAGAATCAAGTTCAGCTTTTACTTTATCTAATTCTTCATTAATAGAATTTTTCTCATCTTGAGCAGCTTTAACAACATCATTAGCTTTGTCAACAGACTCCTGAAGGTCTTTAATATTATCTTCAGTAGCTTCAGTCTTATCCTTTAAAGATTGAATTTCTGTATCTTTAGCATCTAATTTAGCCTGAACCTTTTCTTCGTCCATTTCTCGAAGCCGTGCATCGGCATCATTAAGCTTACTCTTTAACTCTTGAATCTGAAGTTCTAATTTATCAGACATTTTTAAATTTTCTCCTATAGCTTGAGAATGTTCATCTTTAATTTTAACAGGAACATCTAAATCAGAAAAAACTCCCGCAAAAACTCTCATATTATTTAAAATAATGCTTTCTGGATTTGCAGGCTTATCTACAAGACCTTTTCCAGAAAAAGTAATATTACGAAGAACCCTTCCTAACTTACAACCATTATATTCGCCTTCACCACCATAAATTCTTAATTTTTTAGTTAAGAAAGAAGTTGTATCACATCTTTTGACCACTTTATGTTCACCACTTGTACTAATTAATCCATAATCAAAATTATTAAAAAGTGCTTCCATAGAAACAAACTTATTTCCACTTTGTATATTCTCAATAAGTTCAGCACTTTCTTTTTCTAAATCTAAATCTCTACTACGTAAATGTTTATAAACAACCGCAGCAGTTAAAACATGAAATTTATCAGGAAGTTTATCAAATTCTTCATAAATATTAAAATCATCATCAACTACTAAATTGGCAGTAATATGACCAATTATTTGTCTAGGATTATGTCCAATATTAAATGGTTTATCTTCTGGAGTAAATCTTGCTATCCAAACTTCTTCTTTATCAAACACGTCATCATTATTATTCCAACCAACTGTTACCAAAATAGTATTAATTGGAAACAAATCAAAATTATCTAACTGAGCTTCAGAAGAAAGAAGTTTAGAAAAAATCGGCTTATCATAATTACTTTTGCCAACAGCAAAAACTTCAGAACAATATGATATTGTATTATTTAAAATTTGTTCTGATAAATTAACTTCATTTTTATAAATTGGAATTTGCAAATCTATAAATCTCCAAAAATATCTTTTTCTCTATTAAACTGTACACCATATTACTTTTTTTTCTTTAAAAACTCCATTATATCATTAGAAATCTTATTTAAATTATCTACACCAACAAAACCATCTAAATCTCTATATATCTTTTGACCAGATTTCTCAACCTCATCAGCTTTCGCACTACCATAAGAATGATACGAAATACTCTTTATTGTATTATCATCAATCCTTTCTCTAGCACAAACCGATACTGATATTCCAACTACTTTACCATCTTTATCAACATCTTGATAAACATCAAACTCCCGAACATTTGGTATAATCTGACCATTAAGAGTAACACTAAACCCCTTATTTTTAGGGTCAGTATCAACATTAACATTAAGCTTAGTCATTATAAAACCTCCTTATTAACATTTAATTAAAAGTTGCATACACACATGCTCTAATAGTTTTTATAGCATCAACACAAGGTTCTACTCCATACCTTTCAATATATTTACCTCGAAATTGATTAACTACAGAAAACATCTTTTTATCTATTTTTGGCTTATTAACAATAATATCTCTTATAATATCTTCATCAATATCCTGAAAGGCATCCAAATTACACAAAACAATAAATCTAGCCTCATCCATTTCTCTAAACTGTTTTGCAGATAATTCTCTCATACTTTTCTTATTATACTGCTCTAAAATAATAGGTTGCATAATTTCAGCAACACTACTTTGAGCATCTCTAGCCCACGCTAAAGTAGCAAAAAACACAAGATTTTGTTCATCAGCACCAACTGGTTTAACATCTTTAATCTTTCTTTTTTCTTTATCATTAGAATTAAGAGGACGCCCTTGTCCAGGAACACCCTTTTTATCTTGAACAACCTTTCTGTCTTTCATTTGCTTATCAAGAGGTGTTTCTACATCTAAAAATTCCTCTGGAAAATAATCTCTCATACCAGTCTGTTCTGGAGCTATACTACCTTTTTGCAAAGCTATTTTCATATATTCATGTATTTTCTCACTTGAATGATAAGGACCAGCTTTACCATTCATAAGTTTCTTTTCTCGTTTTTGTTTTTCTTTTCTTAACTTCATCTCTTCAAATTCTGGAATTTCACCAAATCTTTCAACAAGAGTTTCAAGAGAAAGAACATCTCTATCGACTAACTGAATAAGTAATGCTTTTTCAGCAGATTCATCACTCAACACCATATTATCAAATTCAACCCTAGCTCCCTGCCTAAAGTTCATTGCTTTTCTAACTAATTCAATTTCATTTTCCCAAAATTCTCTTAAAGCATCTCTGCCATACTCCAATCTTTGAACTAATGTTTTCAAACTAATATAGTTATTTGTAAATCCACTTGCAGTAGATGTACCTGTCAAAGTAGGAGGTACTCCAAGACCAGCATAAATCCTATCCATAATAGGTTTATACTTTTCTTCACCAAGATATTCATGAACATTAGTACTATAATCTTGAACTTTTAATTCTGGCCCCCAAATTAAATCAAATGCACCACCACCAGGATTACTAAGTAAGATATCTGCTAATTTACTAACTGCTGCATCTGTTGGAAAAATTCCTTCTCCAATATCACCCAACGTCCATACCCTAACTTGTGAAATAGCCCCATCCAATGCTGCTAAATCTGTTAACTGCATTTTTTCTAAAACAAAAAGTTCAGACAAAATAGCATAAATCATAGGCTCTGGCCAAGATTGCCAATCATCTTTTTTATAATACTTAACAATAATTTTTTGCATATCCAATGGAATTATTCTAGTTCCACTCTTTATAGCACTAATCAAATCTTTCGGCAACAACTTTACTAATGCAGCAGTTTCAGCAGAAGGATTATTAATAGCCCTTTTTAATTTATTACTTACTTTTAAACCATATACAACCTTCCCAACAAATTGAGCTATTTCTTCCCCCATCACATTAAGAGAAAGAGGATTAAGAAAATTATATCTAAGAGGAATCGTTCGTTTTACAATCTGTTGTTCTTCTTCTGGAACAATATCGGGTTCTATTTTACCAACAGCACGTATAGACTTTTCTTGATTCAATTTTATTTTACCAGTAGTACGTTTAGCTATTGCGACACCCTCACGATAAAACAAATTAAGAAATCTTTCAGAAATATGCTTACCACGAACTTTTTTAAACCACCCGCGATAAAACTTCTGAATACGAGGACTCGGATGAACAAGACGAACACCTTGACACCCAAAATCTCCCATCAAATCTATAACATTTCTAACAATACCGACCCTACTATATGCTTCTCTACAAGTTTTAATAATTTCAAGAGGTTTTGTAGGAATTGCCTCAGATGGTCTAAAATATTCATAATCTCCACGTCTAAATTGATTTCTTACAGATATATTTGTCTCAAAATTTTCAAACTTTTCACGACTAGCAACAGCACTATGCTTTGCTGGTATTAATTCATAACTATTAAGAGCTTTATTAGCCACAGAAATAAAATCACTGTCTGTAACTTTTATAAAACTCCCCACCTCATTATTAGAAGGTTTTATTGGAGCTGGCATCTTTTCTCCTATTTAATCTCAATAAGATTACAATTATATTATATTTCTATTATATTATACACCATCTTTAACATTTTTATAAAAAAACATCATCTTCTAATAGCACCATAACCTCTTACAGAATTCATTTTATCAACAATATGAGCTGGCCCAACATACATTTTGCCAAAAGTATTACTCTTTTTTTGACCAACATACCCACCAACAAAGTTATGTTGTGAAATATTAGATTGATTCTGAATAGTTCTTGCAATCATATTAGCAATAACAAGAGCAGAATATCTATCTTTACGAAGCCTGCCCTTTTTATGCCCAGGAAGCTTAATATCTGGAACATCCCACTTATCTCTTCCGGCAGCAGTTCTTGTATAAGTAATAGTCGTTAATTCATCTTTTAATTCTTCCACTTCCATAACACAATCTTCTAACGTATCATATTCTCTATTAGCAATTTTATCTAACGTAATAGATTCAGCTATAGTAGCTGAATCAAAAAAAGGAAATAAACATGTTTTCTGTTCAAAGTCTTGTTTTAATCCATGATTAGCTTTAGAGATAAAAACAGCATTAGCAAAATTAATTACACATAAATTATGAATACCAGCTTCTCCGTCAGTAGATTTATCCTCTTGTTCCCACCATAATGGGTCATCTTTTCCCTTTTTAATATATGGCAACATAGGCAAGTCTTTGTTATCTTCTAATAAATTTTCATCTCTAAGAGCTTCAATAACAGCAATACCACCACCCTGAGAATCTATACCTATATATTCTGTAGGAAAAATCTTTGTCAACATTCTTATTTTTTTTGCACAATAATTATAAAATGTCTCTCTATTATTATCCTTAATTTTTCTTCTTCTTAAATCATCCCTTTTAATAGTCCAACAATAAACTATACGACTATGGTCAGGATGAACTTCAAGAATAATAATAGCAAAATTATCACGTTCAGAAGCAGGGTCTATACCATACACATACTTAAAATTAGGACTCCCAAAAGTAACAGCAGAAAATTTAACTAAACCACTAGGTAATTCTATTGGTTGTTTGCAAACACAAGATTCGATAAGACTACGTGGGAAAAACCCACCACTATCTGCACAAAAAACCCCACAATTATGAACTGTTGCATTATATAAAGAATATGAATTATCATCTGCAACAGCTAAATTATATACTTTTCCTTTATATTTAGTTAATGTATTTTCAATAACAGGTAATTCTAGATATTTACCATTATTATTAATTTTTGGACTATTGCTAATTACCTTATTAATTTTTTCTTCATATAAATCATAACACAAACAAATAAACTTTCTAAAATTATTGCCAGTCATTTTTATTATATAAGAATCAGAAACATCAATTTCTCTTTCATAAAATTTAGATTTGCCACCGCTTTTAAACAAAATAGAAGAGCCTATTCCAAAATAAGATAAAGACATTCTAACCTGAGTAATTAATTTTTCGCTAACAGAAAATGCTGTAGCAGAACTATTGCCACCATCAAATCTTAAATGACCATCTCCATTAAAATAACCTTCCAAAAATCCCTTTATAAAACACTCATTAGAAAAAAGAACACTAGATAAAATAAATTTATCATAACAAATACCTAGACATATTTTAGACATTAATTGAACAACTAACTTATTATTTATAATTACATTAGTAGTATTATCATCCCTAGTATAAATTTTAGCATCATATCCAAATACATCATAAATATCATTACATAATTGTTTAATATATTGAGTATCATTATGTTCATCTAAAGCAAAAGATATAGATTTACCATTAGAACCACGACTACCTTCTGATGCATAATATCCTACAATTCTACCAAATTGTTCATTTAACATTATAAACTTTGGAATACAAGACTTAAAATACTTTACATTATTTTTTATATTCCAAACCGTATTATATCTTAAAATAAGCTCCTTAGATAATTCTTTAATACTTTTATTAGAATTTCTAATATACCTTTGTATTTCTAAATCAATAACAGCAGACCTAGGCTTCGCATAAATATTATTGCCATCTTTTGTTTCTAAGTAATCAAAACAATAATCTTCAAGATTCAATATAATTTTATTATTTAGTTCTTTTAAATTAGTCAAACATGTATTTTTACAATTAAATTTACCAAAATTATCATCTCCATACCAAAATGGATGTTCTTTAGTAATTAAAATATTCTGATTATATCCCAAGGTTTTAAAATCATAAATATCATCATTAATATCGTGAACAAAAATATCCACAACTGACTTAAATCTACCTTTATGAGTCAATACCTTATCACCAATTTTTATTTTATCAATTCTAATAGCACCAACATCTGTCATAATTTTAGTTTCTGGAGAAACACAATATTCCATCTGAAAAAGAGCTTTATGCATTGTAGCTTCAGACCCAGCAATAGTTGTTTTATCCATAAACATATCAGGCAGAAGAGTATATGGAATACGAAAAACAGAAAAATCCTTCCAATTAAACCCTTCAGGAACATCTCCTTGAAATACTTCTTCTAATCTTCTTTTCTCTCCGCAAGACTCTATGATATCTTTATATTTTTGCCAATAATCATAAAAATGAGAAAATCCATATCCAGCAGTTCCAGTTAAAACTGTTTGATTACCAAAGCCAAAACCCTTTTCTATTTCTTCTGCTTCAAGATACATTCCAAAAGACTTTAAAATTTTAATTCTTGCAGCACTCTCCATCTTCTCTGTTGGGCTAGCAGAAACAGAAGAAAATCCCCTAATAACTACTTCAAAAATTTCTTGATTAATTGCATCAAACTCATCCACCAAAGTATAATGAGCACGAAGACCACGTATCTTTTCTCCTGTACCTAATGGTATAGCTATAGCCTCACTTTCCCCAATATTAAAATTACATCTATCAATATCACGCCTAGGTCCAGACCTAGCTGCTTTAGGAACAAAACTTCTAAAAGTAGGAGACTTGCTCCATATTGTTTCCATATATTCAAATATTAACTTAGATTGTCTAAATGCTGCACCAACGATAATTATTTTTGAATTTTGAGTAAAAAAAGCTCGTAATAAAGCATAGAGACCAAGTAAAAAAGTTTTTGAACAACCACGACTACCTATTACCATTGGAAACTTACGATTCCATAACTCCTGTAAAATAGAGACCTGAAAAGAAGCAAGTGTAATATTAAAAATCCATTTACATGTATAATAAAAATTTTCTGGTTTTCTCATAAAATCTAATATAGCATGCAATCCAGTTTCATACATATAAGACTTCCTATAATCCATTATCACATTATATAAATCTTTTTCATTAAAATCATAAGGAAGGTCAAGAACTTCATTTTGAATTAATCTATCTATATCACTTTGTTCATATAATTTAATATTATTTTGCACTTTCAACTACTCTTTTAAATAAACTAGTAATAACCTCTTGCCCAAACTTTCCACAAAAAATAATAGGAATATTATAATCTATCATTATCTCAAAAGTTTTCCTAAGAAGTACAGGGCCTCTCATCTTTATATATCTCCATTTTTTCTTTGGAATCCCACTAGACATTGGATACTTTATTAAATCCTTCATATCAAACTCAAGAAGAATATACGGATACTCAAATTCTGCAAGTCTTTTCAACTCATTATAAAAACGCTTTTGAATTACATTAGAAGCCCATTCAGATATCCGACCTTTCCTTTCAACAATAAACAAATTTTCATATCCAAGTAATGTATAATCACCAGTATCAAGTTTTTCAACTTTAGTTCCATAACAATTTGCAGAAGCCCTAAATTCCCAACCCTTTCCCTCTTTTTCTCTTGAGTCTCTAATTACAGTATATTTTGACATAATATATTCCTTATCTTAACAAATCAATTTTACCCTTTTGTAAAATATCTTTAATCGATGCCTTTTTATTATTCAAATGATTTTTAACAATACCAGACTTAAAATCATATGTACGAATAATATCTCTAGTCTTAATTGCCTTATCCCTACGAGCCTTCTTTTTAGATGCCTGCTCCTTCTGTCTTGACTTTTTTAAACGACTCTTTAGGTCTTGTAAAGCTATCTCTTTATTTTTAGCTTGACTTCTACCATCTTTAACAACAGAAATACCAGTAGGAATATGAGTAATACGTACACAATTATCCAACTTATTTTTTCTTTGACCACCTTTTCCTTTACCACACATAATTTCTATTTTTAAATCTTTTTTATTTATCATTAATATACTCCCTCACCATTAATATCTGTCCGTACCATCCTCTGCACCAACTCTTTAAAACTTACCTTTGGTTTCCATCCAAGTTCATTTCTAATTTTATCAGAACGTCCAAG